CCAATAGTATCATTATCTAAACCTTTAACAGTTCCTGTTCCGTTTGGACCGTATAGTTCTAATAAATTAGTTGCCATGATTATTATGTTTTAATTGTTTATTATAAATATTGTAAATTATAAAATTATCCACCTGTTTTTGTACCACCATTTGTCATGTGGCCTATAAGTATTCCATCATCAAGTACTACACGCATATTTCCAATAGCTTTTACTTCAACTATTAATTCATCAAGTTTAGCGTAAAAAGGGTCTAATGGTACTACGGCTTCATTTGAATGTACTTTTGCTCTTGTAGGTCGTGTTATAATACCACCTTTGTGTAATTCTGGTTCTTCTTCCGAAGTAGCGTCTAGGTATCCCATAATAGCACCACCTAAAGCACCTAAACCAGCACCTATTGCTGTTCCAATTCCTGGGGCTATCATAGTTCCAATCATAGCTCCTGTCCCTCCCATAGAAAGTGCTTGACCCGCCATATTACCTGCTATATTACCGGTAGTTCCTTTGTCGGTAAATTTATTGGTAAGTGCTGTTGTAGCTAGTCCTCCTATTGCTGCTATTCCACCACCCTTCATTCCTCTCATCCAATTCCTAGCTCCTCCGGCCCCCAATCTTCCAACTAAACCTCTTTTAGAGAACATCCCTGCACCTCCTCCAGCTCCACCTCCTAAACCACCCATAATATCTTTAACAAATAAGGGAGTAAAAGGAGTAGATCCTCTAATCATTCCAGCAGCTAATAATCCTATAGATGTTAATAACCCACCAAGCATTGCAGGACCTGTTATCATTTTAACCCAAGGAGCATTATTAATTCCATTTAATAAATCTGTCATCCCACCAATAAAGGAACCTACAGGTCCTTGCATTAAACTAACAAAAACTTCTTTTAAATTTTCTACGGCTCTATTAAATTCTTGTTGCATTGATAATTGACCTACTAATGATCGTTCTTTATCGCCTAAACTATTTATTACATCTTTATCTATTTTACCTTGTGATATAAGAAGAGCTAAATTCTCAGCGTTCATTTCTTTTTCAGCTTTTTGGAAAGCTGCTGATACTGCTTGTCTACCCTGAAGTGATTGGGCAATTCGGTCATTTTGTTCTTGAGTAATTAATATTTCAGCTAATTTTTCAGCTGAGAATCCTAATGACTTTGCGAATGCTTCACGTTGTATAACATTCATCCTTTCAAAGTCCGCTGAATCTCCCATATTCCTATTTATCTCTTGGGTTAATCCTCTAATATCACCTGTTAAAGCATGATATCTTGCTCGTTCTAAGTTTAATTCTTTACCTGTTAATAGTTCAGCTTCTAATTCCGCGGCTATAGATGATTCAAAATTTAATAAATTAGATTGTACTCCTTCTATATCTTGGAGGGTAAACCCTAAACGTTTAGCTTCAACAACAGCTCTTGTTATTTCTTGAGCATTATTACCAAATTGTATTCTAAGGAGATTTGATGTACTTAATACAGCATCTAGAATTTCTTTTTGATCCATCATTAACCCATTTTGTAATTGGGTTATTTTAGATGTACCTAATACGGTATTATTGATACTATTATATTCTTCACCTGTGGTTTCAGCAAAACTTATTAATCCTTTTTGAGCGTTTTCACTTAATCCTATTAAATCTTTAGATTCAGCTAATGCTTTAATATTAGATTCTGATAATTTAACCGCTATTCCCGTTAATTTAGTAAAACTTAATTGGGCTTCAACTAATTCTTTAGTGGTTAATGATGAATCTCTCGCTATATTATTAAATGTATTACGTAATTCTATACCTTCTTGTTTGGAGATAGATAAACTACGAGCTAATTGAGTTGATTGATCATCTATGTCAGTAATAGCAGATTTTAATGTAATAAATGCTTTAGTTAAAATACCAATAGATAAACCTTGTATTGATACTTGTTTAATTTTATTTTTAATAATATCGAATTTAGAAGGAATACCATCTAATTCTTCTTTAAAATCTTTTGTTTCTTCAAGTGATTTCTTAAAATCTTCTTTTAGTTCCTTAGATAAATCAAACTTCCCAGCTTTAGTTGCTCTTTTAATTTGCTTAAATAATATTTCTCTCTTTTCTTTTTGTGCATTTAATTCAAGAGTTAAAGTTTGTTCTTTTGTTATATTATCTTGTATTTCAGTAGAAATATCTCTAAAAGGTCCAGACAATGATTTACCTATAACTGGTATCTCGGATAATAAATTAGAAAATTTATCTATATTTTCTGTGGATGCTCTACTATATTGAACTATTTTTAATTGTTCCTCAGCTAAAGTTTGGGTATATTCTAAACTTGATAATAAATCCTTTATTTCTTCTTTTTTAACTTTGCTATTATCTAATGTTACATTAGCAATACTATTTTTTAATTTATTGATATTATTCAATATCTTTTTTTCATCAGCATAACCCCCAAGTAAAGATTGATGGGTATTTCTTATACTTTTTATAGTTGTATCTAACTTTCTAAATTCAGAACTTAATGATCTTTTTAAAAATTTATCAATACCTTCTAAAGAATTATATGCAGCGTTTAATGTATCAGTTGTAGTACGAAAATCATCGGATAATTCTGAGGCAGACTTTTTAGCATTTTCAATAGCTCGAGTTACTCTTTCAATAGCTACAGCTACATCCTTTACCTGATTAGGATCCATAGAAGCACTTCTTCCTGTTATGGATTTCAGTTCTCCTAATAATTTTTTTAATTCTTCTTGTGGGGTTAAAGCCATTGCAAATATAATTTTACATCAATAAATATTTAAGGATCACAAAAATAAAGGCACCTATTTGCTAGGCGCCTTTGATGTATAGGTAGGAGTACCAGTGTAATTTTTCATACTTTTAACACCAGGTCCTTTAGGGGACTTAGATGGGGATTTAGATTGTTTTTCTTGTTGTGAATTTTGGTTATCATAAAATTCTTTAATCTTATTAAATATATAGTTTCTCAACCATACAGGCATATGATAAACAGTATTCCAATCATACCCACCTTTACCATGAAATACAATTTCATGGATCTGGTTGTATGTCGCCATTCTATGCTCCGGCGTCAGGCCAAAAAAAGCTAATCCCGAGAGGGACAGACACACCATCTTCAGTGTATCCGTCCCCCTCATAATCGAATGTTAAGTCAACATCTGGGCTGACTTTGTTTATATAATGTCTTAATTCTCTAGCTTCACGGGCTAATAGATGGTTATCAATAAAATCTCTAATAACTTTAGGATCACTATTACCATCTACTGATGTTATAGTATGTTTTAGACGGACGGAAGCTTCTGGTGATTCTTTCTTATATAATTTTTTAATACTTTTCACTTCACCATCAATCTTTTTTTCATCCCCTTGAGTAAGAAGTTTAAATTCAATCAATTTTTTACTAATAGGGGTGGTGAATTCAAATCTATTTTGTCCATCAACTAATAAAGATTCATCTAATTCTTTATCACTTAATTCAGCTAAATCAATAGTTACTTCTTCTATTTCGTCAGATAATACAGGTTGGAATTTAAATGTGTAGTCTTTACCATATCCTAAAATACGTGCAGCTACTAATAAAGCATTTTTATCTCCAATTAAAATATCATTAAGATTAACGCGAGAAACAACGAGAGTTTCAAGCAACTTATCAATAACCACGCCACTCTTGATATAGCTTTCGTTCGTTAAAATATCCTCGTGTTTCGCGGTCATATAACGCATTTCTACGGTGCCGCTTGATAATGGGTTGTCAGGGGGGTAAAGTTTACCTTTTGAAGGTAATGTTATAACCTCTGTTGGGAAATCATAACTTTTAGGTTGTTCTACAACTTGGTTTTTCATATTATATTATTTTAAATATTCACATATAAATATATATGAAATAAAAAAATGCCCAATTTCTTGGACACTTAGTTTAAAATATTTAATTTGTATTAGAAGTTCAATACACAGTAATCTACAGCTACAGTAACTGATATTTCTAATGGTGTATCTGTTGCCCAATCAAATTGGCCAAAATCTGCATTGGTTACTACTGCTCCTTTAACTACCCATTCACTAACAATATCCCCCACAGGTCCTAATGTTTGTAAAGTAAGATCTTTCTTATAGAAATCAGAATAACCATCTCGTCCGGTTACTGATTCGTGATGTAATCTTACCCATTCCATTACTGATTGTGCTCCTGAAGGAGTGATAGGGTCATATAGGTTAAAAGTAATATCTGACCAATCTGATTTGCCTTTCAACTTACGTTTAATGTTGATATGATCTAATACTACTGGGTTAGCAGTGTAAGTTGGGGCTTTGAAATTTTTAACCAGGTATGAAGGAATTCCATCCATAACCATTACAAACCTATTTTGTACTTTAGGTTCGAATGCTTGAAAGAATAATTCACCTGCTGCTGAGCTTAATACTGCCATTTTATCTGTGTTTTTGTCTGTTTATTATAAATATATATCAATCAAATTTTATTATCAAATTTCAGCTCCTGTTGCTTGGATATTGAAATCAATCATAATGAATTCAGCTGTTTTAGTTGGCTGAATATAAATAGCACCTACTAATTCATTTCTATCAATTACATCTGGGGTATTATTAGTTTCATCCATTTGTACTCGGTAAGCGTAAACACCTTGGCGATCTTGAATACTTTGTAAATATGGATTAACTAGGTTCAAGAAACGTTGACGTGTAGCTGCTGAATTTTGTTCAAATACTAAGAAACGAGATTGTGCATCAACGAATTTCTTAAGATTAATTAACAATCTTCGAACATTTACTCTATCAAGTG